ATAGTGTTTATCATGCGATCACTTTCCTGCATCAAAACGCTAGGAGCAATCCCAGTAGCAACAGCTAAATTAGCAATCAACCAATGATAAGAATCTTCACCAAGACCCTTTATCCTTTTGGGTCATCTAACTCAACATTCGCTACAGTATCAATCCAAGCTTCAAAACCTAAACCAGTCTTACCGAGACGAGTAATTGCTAACCATGCAAGATAAAGCAAATGTGTTGTCTTACTCAACTCGACAATACTCAAATCAAATTTAGTTTCCCATTTCACAATATCGCCTGCAGTAGTTTTCACTTCAAGGCTAGAATCGTCAGTCAACAGGATGCGTAGGAGTAGTTGATTCATTAGGCGGTAGCCCTCACAGCCGAGCCGTTAGTTGGCCAAGTGACAGAGAAGGTAGCCAAGTCACCGATCTGACCAGAAACAGGTGTTAGATCAGTCACTAGACAGGTCACAGTGTAAGAAGGGTTAGCGGTTGATACTGCTGAGGTAGTCGGCTTGATAACTACAGTTGCATTAGAACCTAGCAAAGGCCACAAAGTAGCATCAACAGCTGAAGCAGCATAATCCTGATTGAACTGAAGTGTCAGTGAACCTTCTTTTAGACCAGCAACACGAGTAACCCAAGTGTTTCCAAAAGTAGTTGTTGTAATGTCATTAGCAGTAGCTTTCAATTCAACCTGAGTCAAATAAGATGACAAAGCAGTTGAGCCATTGATGCTAACGCTAAAGTCTGTTGCGACAAAAATTGCCATGTTTTTCCTTTATCTTGCGTAAACGAGCACCGAAAACTCGGCACTCAAATAGTCTATTCCATTGATACTAACTGCACCATAAGAAGACATCTCTTGAATGTTCACCTCATAAGCGTTACCGCCCAAAGTCCTATCAGACTCAATAGCAGCCTTCACCCCAGTAGGAGCAACCAAAACATCCATATTCTCTTGAGCCACACGCTCAGAAACTCTACCTAAAACAATAGTTACCTTGAAAGTATAAATACTCATAGCGTTATTGTTTTGCTGCTGATACTCAACTTTGTCCAAAGTAATCAAAGCACTAGGCGGATTCACAACATCAGGTAAAGTCGCATAAACCCTAATATCAGGGATAGTCTGCAGATTAGCTACAAGACCTGCACGAAGATCACTAATAGCCATCAGGCGTTAGTCCTCAACAAGCGGTAAGGATTACATAGTTGAGCAACATCCCCATCAACACTTGAACCCACACGCATAATGCCAATATCAGAAACACCTGCAACACCCAAAGGGGACTCAAGTCTCTTGAACAGTCTTGATGCCTGGATAATGCAAGCAAACTTGATTGGGTCAGGCACACTAGGCCAACCAAAAGTGCCAGTCACCTGCACCAAAGCCATATCAGCCCAAGTAGGAAAATAATAGTTTTGAATCACAGTCAAACCAGTTATCGGATAGTAAGCACCATTGGCATACCTGTTAGAAGGAATAGTTTGATAGTCAGTGCTAGCCCAAACAGTATCAAAAACAACAGGGTCAGTGACAGCAGTTTTCAAAGCAGTAATACTTTGACAATCATCAATCCAACAAGTTTGAGCATCATTAGCTTTGTAATACCTGATTTCACCAGCACTACCTGAATAAAAATACCGGTTACAGTATTGGTCAATCATGCGAGAAGCAGCATTGATAGACTGCTCAATCAAATAATCATCAATAGTGTCAGTGATACGAAGTGCAGCCTTGACATCAGCCAAACTGCAATAGCCATTAGTTACAGCCACACAAACTCCTTAAGTCACCTATAAGTTTACCGCTTCAAATCAGATAAGTTTTTGAGTCCAAGTCTTAGGAGTCTTATCTGACTCAATCTCAATAGGCAAATGATATTCAAACTCTTTCACTCTCGGCCTAATCCAATCAACCAAATCCGTCAAACCCTGATCTAAAGAAACAGTAGTCTCATAACCCAACAACCTACGAGCTTTATCACTAGAACATAAAGCAATAGGCACTTCTTGAGGCCGACCAGGCATAAAAATAGGGTCTAACTCAAACCCAATAATCGCAGCTAACCGCTCAGCCAAACTCAAAATAGTTATAGGCGACTCATCAGGCCCAATATTGATAACCTCACCCACAGCATCCTCAGACTCACAAGCCGTCAAAATAGGGTTAATAACATCCTGAATAAAACTAAAACATCTTTGCTGACTACCATCACCATAAACAATCGGCTGTTTACCCTGCAACATCCGGTTAGTCATAATGCTGGCAACATTTCTGAAAGGGTCATCAAACTTTTGTCTAGCCCCAACAATGTTATGAGGCACAAGAATCACCAAATCAACATCATGCACCTCAGCAAGATTCTGCAACAAACGCTCTGCACTCAACTTAGCAATCCCATAAGGGTCTTGAGGTTTAGGAGTCAAAGTCTCATCAAAAAACACCCCCAAATTGTCCCCATACCGAGCCATAGAAGACATGTAAACAAATTTAGGCACTCCACCCCTAATTGCTGCAGTCATAGCGTTCACGCTTATCTGAACAGTATTTCTGACCACAAGACTAGGACTAAACACACTCAAACCCTCATAAGCAGTGCATGCAGCATGAATAACCAAATCAGCCCCAACAAAAACAGGAGTAATAGCCTCTAAATCATCCAAATCAAGCTCATAAAAGTCAACACCTGCAGGCACATTCTCGACACTGCCACCCAACAAGTTATCTATGCCACGAACCTGCCAACCCTTCGCCAAATAAGCATCAGCAACATGAGAACCCAAAAAACCAGCCACCCCAGTAACAACAACTAATCCCACGAATTAACTCTCCTAATCTGCAACTGCCAACGCCCCTCATCAAACCTGCCAGACTCAACCTTCTCAACAAAATACTTTTGATTAGCCAGAAAAGTAGTCTGATTCTTCAAAGCCAAACTCTTATCACTATTGATAGTCGAACTGTTATCGTGACCCAACTTCAAAGGCAACCGATCTACACGCAAACCAGCATTCTCAATACGCCTCTCAAAATCATTATCCTCAAAATAGATAGGATGCAAAGCCTCATCAAACAAACCAATCTTCTCCACCACACTCTCACCCACAGCAAAAGTCTGATAGTAAGGAAAAGAATCAACCAAAGTCAAAGCATCCGGTTTAGCAGAATCAAGCAAACTCAAATCACCTGGAGCAAACACCACATCAGCCGAGCTGATAAACCAGCGTGACTCAAAAGGCAACATCTTGATACCAAGATTCCAAGAAGAAGCAACACCCAGATTAGACGGCAAATCAATCCACCAAATAGTAACCTTCGGATTCAAAACCTGTAAAGGCCAAGCCCTACCAGAATTATTGATTACATAAACAGTAGCCTCAACATCAATAGATTCAAGCATCCGTTTCAACAAATCAAACCTGTTCAAAACAGGCACAATCAGTTTCACTCTTGAGAACTCAACTTCTCAATAATTGGCTTCCACTGTGTATCAAACACAAAATCAGCATCATACTGTTTAGCAAAAGAAATAGTGTCAACAAAATTACCTTTACCACGCTGATAAGCCTGCTCTAAAGCATCACGAATCGCATACACATTAGGCACAGTAAACCAGCAAGATTGACCCGAATCCCAAAAGGGTTGACCATCAATCAGAAAAGAATCAGGAGAAGCCAACTCAGCAGAAGCAGCAAAATTAGAAGTAATAATTGGAACACCACAAGCCTGAGCTTCAATCTGAGGCACACCAAAACCCTCACCATAATTACAAAATAACCCTACATCCCAAGCCGAATAGATAGCAGCCAAATCCTCTTGACTAATCCCATACTGATAAGCAATAGGGTCAACAAAAGTAACCTTCTCAGGAGGAACACCACAAGCCTGCAAAATGTTAGGCAACACAAAACCCGACTGTTTACCAAAAGGCTCACTGTGAATATATAGAGTCACATCATCATGCTTTTGAGCAAACATAGCAAAACCAAGAAAATTCTCGGCCACAGCCTTACGATGAATAAAGCCTCCTGCCTTATTAGCAAAATTCATGCCAACAACAAACTTATCTTC